AACCGCGTGGTGTCTGGCCTTGATCTGCAACATTTACACCTGTTTGATCTGCATTGACCAAGGCATTGTCTATGGTCACAGCATCTGCATTGCCTGGAGTACCGTCTGGATTGGTAGGCAAGATATAAAACTTCACAGTGTCATAGCCCGACAGCGGCACATCAATCTCGGCCTGTGCCAGTATGGCATCATTCAGCACCAAATCTTTGTTGCGTGTTGTGGCACGATCAGCTGTGGTTAGTGGACTCACTGCTGCCCAATAGCTGCTGTTGCTGATGGCAGTACCCGCAGGCACATCTGTCAAGGCACGATAATAGCTGTTGCCGTCGTTGACTATGATTCCTGCACTGTAAAAGTTGCCCGGATCCCAGATGTTTTCTGACACAAATGGTTTATTCAATATTTCCTGATACTCCTGTGCATTTACCATGGGAGTGGCTTTGACACGCCACAGGTGTGGCAGCCAGGTCTGACTGAACCCTTCGCTGGCAAAGGATGCATCCTGAATCACATAGTATTTGGGCAAGGCTCTGGGTATGGTCTTGTCAAGTGGGTCTGGATCTCGCAAGTTAGGTACTTCTAGCACATCACCTGACATCAGCTTGCGTTGAAATGTGTCCATCATGTCGTTGTAGTGAAAGGTCATGAACAGGGTATCATTGTTCAAGAACAATCCAAACTGAGTGAGATCAAAATCTATGTCCTGCTGTTGATACACACCACGCATGACATACACATCAGAGTCATATGCTCGATCGCGGTTTTCCAACAAAAACAGGTCCTGAATAAAAAGAGGATTTTCACTGTCATAAACAGGCTGAGTGGCATCAAAATTGCTGCCTTCGCTGCTGTTGTCGCCACCGACCTTGGGACCAAGATACTTGTGAATGTATACATCCAGTCCGCCCACAGTGAACATCTCTGAAATTGTACGGTCAAAGAAACGGTAATCGTTGGTCTTGCTGGGACGGTATAGGCTCAGGCGTGGAATTTTAGCTCTCCTTAGTGTATTTAGCCAGTTTAGTGTTGGTTGACCACTAACTCAATCACTGCTATAATGCTATATAAATTCAAAACTGAGAGGATCGTTATGAACGCTGTTGCAAAAAAATCTGTTGTTAAAACTGTACACAAACCCCTTAAATCCATGACCCCGCGTAGTCAAGATATTGGGTATGGACCAGAACCTGTCTGGACCCGGCAACCTGCAGAAACAGAGCGTATCAGTGCCATGACCAGAATGTTCAACTGGTACAACTATCATTACGGTAAAAAAGAAGCAAAAGATTGTATTGTAGATTGGCTGGTTCGTAACGAACGTGCCGCAGAAGCCAGGGCATTTGGTCGAGTACCTGAAGCTGTGGTTTACAAAATTGGCATTGGCTGGATCTGTCGTGCCAATCTCTTGGGCCTTGAAATCACAGCCAAGGAATTGGCCACCATCAATGACACCATTGCTGAGTATGTTGCAGCAGCAAAGTCAGTCACAGAAGTGATTGAAGAAGCTGTGGTGGCTGTCAAACCCAATATCCAAGATCGTTTGCGTGAGAAAATGTCGGAAGCTGCGGGTGAACTGGAAGGCATGTATGATGAAATGATTTCAGCAGGCGGCCGGATGTCTGCAGACTACAAGCCTGTGAGCCTGTTGCGTAGCATGAATGTGGCACCGCAGTTGGTTGGCCAAGTAAAAGAAATTTGGGAACGCCGCTTGACAGAACTTCGAGAAGTTGCAGCAGGCCGAGATGGCGATCTGGCAGAAGGATACGCTCACTTTGGTAAGTTGCAAGTTCGTAATTTTATTAAATTTGCAGAACAAGTGATTGCTGACTGCGACACTTATCGTCAGATCAAGAAAGTGGAACGCAAACCACGTGCCAAAAAGGCAGTACCACTCGAAAAACAAGTGGCCAAGTTCAAGTATCTTCGAGAATTTGCCGAGCTCAAACTCAAGAGTGAATCGCCTACCAAACTGGTGGGTGCAAGTGAGGCATGGTTTTACGATACCGCCAAACGCAAGCTGATCCATGTGGTAGCAGACACACATCTTGGCACATTCTTTGTCAAAGGATCGGCTATCGTGGGATTTGATCCTGCTGCCACTGTACAGAAAACACTTAGGAAACCTGCAGAACAAATCAAAGCTATTACCAGCGTGGGCAAACCTGCTGCTCGTAAAGCGTTCAAGGAAATCAAGGCCACTGAAGTTAAATTCAACGGACGTGGTTCGGATAACTTGATCATACTTAAAACTTACTAAATACTGGGGCAAGGAGCCCCAGAATGGCAGACCAAACACTAGATCCACTTAAAAAACAACTGATTGAATATGTACAGCTACAGCTGGCCAGCGGTATCATTGACATCGAAATGGACCCAGCACACTACGAAGCTGCATATCAACGCACCATTGGCGTATATCGCCAACGTGCTCAAAATGCCTATGAAGAAAGCTACAGCTTCATGCAGTT